GCATCTGCAGTAGCACCTTCAAATACAACAGCATTGTTAGCACTCATTGTAACTGAGTCTACAGTACTAAGTGTACCAGTTACAGAAATATTAGTTGCACTTAAAGTTCCTGTACTAGGATTATAAGTTAAAGTTCCATCAGACTCTAAGCCAATGTTACCACCATCTTGATCTGCCCCTGCGGCAAAGATGATTGCATTATTCTCATTGGTACTTTCATTGTCAGTTATTGTAACTGTAGTGGCAACTGCAGCAGTACCTGAGTAACCACTAGAAGTAATTGTACCTAACGAGCTACTATCATCCTTAAAGGTAATAGTACCTCCATTTGCATTAATTTCTATGTCACCTTCTACGTCTAATATAAAGTCATCAGTAGCTGTGAGTGTATCAGCATCAAGGGTCATCTCATCTACTGTAAGAGAACCGCCTGTAATTAAACCAGTAGTAGTAATTGCACTTGCACCAATATTAATAGTACCAAAATTAGATGTAATAGAACCCGAGTCTAATGCTCCTACCGTTGTAGCTGCAGTAGTTACAAGGTTAGGCATAGCGGTAATCTCATCGTCAAAGTAAGCAGCTAAATCTGTGACTGCTACCTGTACCATAGTGCCGTTGTCATTAAGTACAACTCTGTCAGCATCAACTACAGTAGTAGAAGTAGCAGACGTATCCCCATCAACAATGTTTAACTCAGCAGCCGTAGAATCAACTGCAGCTAGTTTAGTAAAGTCTGCCTGTACTAATCCTGTTACACCATCTAGTAAGTTTAATTCTGCTGCAGTAGATGTTACATTAGTGCCACCTATGTCTAAAGTAGTTAAAGAAACCTCACCAGCCACAGTCACAATGCCATCGGCAAGAGTAATTAAGTCTGTATCATCAGTGTGACCAATGGTAGTACCATTAATAAGAACATTGTCTATGTCAAGTGATCCACCAGAAATTAAACCAGTAGTAGTAATAGTGCTAGAACCTGTATCTATGGTCCCAAACCCAGAAGTAATGCTACCACTATTTAATACACCTACAGTAGTTGCAGCGGTAGTTACAAGATTAGGCATAGCTGTGATTTCATCATCAAAGTATGCAGCTAAATCAGTAACTGCTACTTGTACCATTGTACCATTATCGTTTAACACAACACGATCTGCATCCGCTACTGTAGTAGAAGTTGCAGATGTACCACCGTCTATAATATTAAGTTCAGCAGTAGTTACATTAGCACCATCTAGTATTTCTAATTCTGCTTCTGTAATAACGGCACTGCCTATAGTAAGGCCACCTACAGTAGCAACTCCTGTTACACCTAGTGTACCTGCTACCGTAGCATCTATATCTACATCAAGAGTATCAATGTGTGCTGTACCATTAATAAATAAATCACGCCACTCTTGGCTTGCCGAGCCTAAGTCAAACGAACCATTAACACCATTAGGAATAATACTAGAGTTTACATCTGCGCCAAATGCAACATTGTCAGTTGCATCTGCACCTAAAGTAAGTGTGCCACCATTAAACGTAGTAGTACCTGTTACTGTAAGATTGCCACCTATACCAAGGTTGCCTGATATGTCTGCATTACCATCCATATTAATAGTAGTAGATACAAGGTGTATTTCTGTAGCTGCTACGAGATCAATATTTCCAGCACTAGCAGAATGAATGTAGTTAGAAGTATTGGTAAACTGTATCTTCTCAGTAGTAGCCATAAGTATGTCATCAGAAAACTCAAAGTAGTCTTCATCTTCCATCCACTTTATAGTACCATCATTACTACCGCCATTAAAGACAATAGATACATCACCAGCATTTGTTCCAATAGTAAGAACGTCTGATGCTGCCAACGTAATAGGACCGCCTTCACCAGCAGTACCATCGTGTGTGTGACCTGTACTAGAAGCAAAAGCAGCTAGAAGTTGATCATACTCATTATTAAAGAGGTCTGATGTAATAACATCGCCATCTGTAAAGGTTGATTGTCTTGTGTATGTAGCGCCCATTTAACGTCTTGCTCCTAATAAATACTCTAACTGAAAACCTTTAAGTGAATACGGGGCAGATTCTCCGCTATCATTTATTCTTAATACAACAGAAAAACCTGAACCTTCTACTGATTGTCTTATAAGAGGTTGTGAAGGCCCACCAAAAACAAACCTAACAGCACCACCTGCAGTACTAAATATTGCACTACCAAACTGCGCAGCTACCTCAGATGAATCTAACGTATAAGGATCAGGTCTAGTAGAGTCAGAGTTTTCATTATCGTACCTTACTAATAACTCAGCAGCAATAGCTGACTCAGGTTTATAGTTAACAATAACTCTTTGCATATGTTTACGTATACCTGTATCACCAAAAGATAAGTCAGAGCTTCTATATCTTCCTAGTACTGGAGTACCATCAAAGGTGTTACCTTTTTCTTGCCTATGTATAAAGCCACTAATGTCACCATGTAATACAAGTACGTCACCTGCAGTAACAAAAGTATCTGTAGCAGTAGGTTTTATACCACGGATTTCAGAAAACTCGTAGCCTTCCTGTTTCATTACACAAGAAATACCCCTTGTAGTATTTTCTGCTTGACCATCTTTAGTAAAGAATATTCTGTACTGTGTCTTATCTTGTATAACAACACTTTCAAACAAAGCTGAGTCTTTAATATTTTTATCAAAAATAGATTGTACGTTTTTACTTATTGTACCAAGTTCAACATCACCAATCTTTGCAGTAGCAGCAACGGTACGTAAACCGTCTGGTCCAAGAAACACTAAATCACCACCAAATTCCTGTATAGTGTCTCCATTAAGACAACCAATACTTCTAGTAACTGGTGACATCGCAAAGTCACTTGATGTATTTCCTGTTAGTTTAAATATCCTGTTCTCACAAAATATAAAGAGAGCATCACGAAATACTTTTAATCCTGTAATAGTGTCGTCTACTCTAATACTACCTGCGCCATCACCTGAAGTAAAGTTATCTTCATCAAAAGGAACACTAAATATTAACTCTTCAGGTGTAGTAGCCTTACCAGCATAAAACATGTGATCTTTAAAAGAAGCTATAAACTTAGAACCTGCCACTGCAGATGTACTTACATCAGTTGCACTAAGAGCTAAGTTAAAGACTACAGGTGCGTTTTCTTCATCAACAAATATAATCTTTTCGTTGCCATCGTAATTAAAACGCTCAAACCTATACTTAACGGCGCTGGTCCTACCTGTGTCTATTTCTGTCCAAGGCGAAGAAACTGTTATATTATTAACATGCGAAGCTGCTACAGTACTTGTAGTAGCTCTTGTTACTCCTGTAAACTCGTTTGGGTTTACTGTAGAACTTATGCCTGTGTAAGTAAATATTTCTAAGTCTAATTGAACACTACCACTAGAACTAAATCCTGCAACAGAGTCTACCTTAATTACACCAGAACCAGACATAGAAGTGCTTGCACTTATTGCAAGAGATAACTCAGTAGACGCAGCCCCAAATATTTTTTGACCTCTGCAAGCTATTACTTTATTTCCAAAACTAGCTACGCCTATTATTTTTTCAGAAGAACTAGAAGTTTGAGGTACTAGTTGATTAACAAACTTACGAAATCCGTTTATTCTTCTATAGCCACCCTCAACGTCAGGCTCAAAGTTTTCTAATATTAAAGCTTCTCCCGGTTTCATCATAAAAGAAGAACGGTTTAATACTAAACCGCCCTCACAATTAAATGCTGCAGGTTGTACATTAGAACTATCCACCATTAAAAAGATATTCCAATATTATAATTGCTTGGTCTATATATAACAGTTGACCTAACATATTCATATTTATTTACAAGAAGACTTTGTATATTTTTTATGCCTTGCTCGTATCGTACAAAATTAGTATTATATTGATCTAACTCCCCACGATACTGATAAACAAAAGCTGCCGCACCATCTGTAATAATGGGAGAGAACCTGTCTGGTATAGTAGTAATGTCTCCATGTGCAGCTAAGTCAGAGGGAAAGGTGTAAAAGTCAAATACTAAAGTATATTGTTTGTCGGGTAAAGGATATAGTAAATAATTATTATCTGGAGTACGTACAATAAACTGAGGTACTCCACCATTTGTAAATAGTGCTACCTGTACACCAGTCGCATGGGCTGCAGCAGTAGTGCTGTTAGCACCTCTAGTGCAACCAGTAAAAGTAGTAGACGTAGTACCTGTGTAAGATACTTGCTCACCTAGTATAAA